TAGGAACACATGAGGTATTCATTGACAAAGAACCTAAAACACCTAAGTTTAAAAAGGACGGGACGTATTCTGCTACTACCGTTAGGATACTATCCGAATACTTTGGAAGGGAAGTCAAACCAACGGACACGGACCTTATGCCCCCAGGACAAAGCTTTCGGAGGTCCAGAGTGGATCAAATTGACTTGGGCCAAATCGCTCTAGTTAAAGAATGGTTACTATCTCAAGGGTGGGAACCAGATGATTACACACGAAAGAAAATGCCAGATGGTAGTTGGAAAAACATGGGGCCAAAACTTACGGATACTTCATTGAAAGCATTTGGTAAGGATGGTGAATTAATTTCTGAATACTACACTCTACGTAATCGCTTATCTGTCCTTGAAGGATGGAAGGAGAAAGTAAAGAATGGACGACTCCACGGAAACATGTGGACTATCGGAACTCCGTCATTCCGTTGCCGCCACGAAGTCATTGTTAACCTCCCTTCAGTTGATGCTTCCTACGGCAAGCCAATGCGAACTATTCTCAGGGCAGACAAAGGTGATGTCATCGTTGGATGCGATAGCTCGGGAAATCAGCTTAGAGGATTATGTCACTATCTTAGAAACCCTGAATTTACAAATGAAATCATTAACGGAGATCAGCATCAACGTAACGCAGATGCTCTCTCAAAAGCTACAGGAACAACAGTAAGCAGACAAACTGCTAAAGGCTTCTTGTATTGCTACATGTTTGGTGGTGGAGATGCTAAGTTAGGAGAAGTACTTTGTGGTTATCGTAACCCTAAACTTGGTAAAGTTGCTAAAGATGCATTCGCAAAAGCAATCAAAGGGTTGGACACACTAAAGAAGAAAATAGAAAAAGAGTGGGAAAACAAACAGTTAACTCAAGGTATTGGATGGATCGAAGGATTGGATGGTAGACCTGTCTTTGTCCCTAGCCAACATCAATGCTTAAACTATTTACTTCAAGCCGCTGAAGGCATCACTTGTAAAGCCGCAGTAGCTTATGCTCTTGATAAAATTCAGGAACTTAAACTACGAGCTAAACCACGTATCTTTTATCACGATGAAATGGCATTTACTTGTCATCCAGATGATGCAGATAAAGTTGGGGTCATCCTAAAAGAAGCTTTTGAAGAAGCTCCCAAATGGTTTGACATTACTTGTATGGAAGGTGGAAACTACGTAGTTGGTGAAAGCTACGCAGATGTTCACTGAGGATATATATGTTAACACTTATAGATGCTGACTCCATTCTTTTTAAAGCTTGCTGTACGCAAGACTCAAAGAGTGGAGTTAAGAAAACTATTAAAGAAACCTTTATGAAAATTGATCAGGATTGTATGATGCAGTCTGTTCAAATTGCTCTTAAAGGTAAAGGTAATTTTCGGTATAATGTTTATTCCGATTACAAATCAAATCGTCCTGACTTAGATCAAAAGCTAAAAGATAAACTTAACTACGCTTATGAATGGGTTATGGACAATTACCCTGCAACTTCAGCAGAAGGCATGGAGGCCGATGACCTAGTGTCTATTTGGAGTTGGGAGGCACTTAATTCAGAGCGACCTTATGTAGTTGCACATATAGATAAAGATCTCGATCAGATTCCGGGGGTTCATTACAATTACAACAAAGGAGAACGTTATGAAGTCTCTGCAGTTGATGCTTATTTGAAGCTAATTGAGCAATGGATTACAGGAGACTCTGCAGATGGCATCCCAGGCTTACCAGGATACGGTCCAGCCAAAGCTAAAAAGGTAATGAATGGGATACCACTAGAGCGTCTAGAAGGCCGCGTCAGAGCCTTGTACAGAGGCTTAGGTAAAAGCAAAGAATACTGTCAACAGATGTATGATTGTGTTTACATGCTACAATCTTGGGATGAACTATATGTACATAAACCATCACTTAAACCTGAAGCCGATATCAGCGAACAGAATGTTTTACAGGATGAAACAAAAGACAGCGGATTACAAGAGGTATCAGGAGGAAATTAGAACCATCATAACATTTATAGATGGAGATAATTTTGAATGGCCGTTTGAAAAAGATGAGCGTGTATTCTTTAATGTACACGCAGGTCTTTCAAATAAAGCCGCAGATTTGGATAACATCATTAAGCCATTACTGGATACTTATCAATCTATGTATGATAATTTTAATGATAAAAACGTATACGGAATCGCCCTTCACAAGCAACTAGTGCCAAAGGGCGATGAGTATTTAGATGTCAGCATAATAGGACTACAACTTAATGATTCAAATGACAACACCTAAAACAACTTACACTGTAGACTACCCACAAGCAGTAGAGTTTAGAAACAAACAATCATCTATCTTTTGGCCCCCAGAAGAAGTTAAAGTGGGAAAGGACAAGCAGGATATATTAGTAAACATGACTCCTGCAGAACGTCATGGTGTAATCACAACACTAAAACTATTTACTAAATACGAACTAATCATTGGTGAGGAGTTTTGGTTAACTAAAATAATGCAGAGCTTTCCCAGACCAGAGATACAATCAATGGCATCTTTGTTTGGAGCTATGGAGTTATCTGTCCATGCACCATTTTATGCTAAACTAAATGAGGAGTTAAATCTTGCTACGGATGAATTCTACAATGCATACCTTGAAGATCCTGTACTCACAGAAAGAATTGAATTTCTTGATAAGATATTATCGGATGAGGATTTGGCTTACTCGCTTGCGGCTTTCTCTTTCATTGAAGGTGCAGTACTTTATTCAAGCTTTGCCTTTCTAAAACATTTCCAAACTAACGGGAAAAACAAACTACTTAATGTAGTATCAGGTATAAACTTTTCTGCAAGAGATGAAGCATTACATTCAGAAGCAACAGGTTGGCTATTCCAACAGTACATAAAAGAAGCAGGTATCGACCCATCTGAATATGAAGCAAAGGCAATTGCTATAGGGAGTATTGTATATGAGCATGAAAAAGCAATCATACAGAAAATATTCTCGGAAGGGGATATTGAAGGAATTACGGAAACACAATTGGATTCATTTGTTAAGTCAAGAATCAACATCTGTTTACGAAACCTTGGGTACAAAAACCTATACGAAGTAACCTACAATCCAATAGCAGAATACTTTTACAAAAGCATTAACGGATACAGTATGAATGATTTCTTTGTATCTGTAGGTAATCAATATGAAAGATCGTGGACAGGCGAAGGATTTGTATTCTAACCAAATAAACTCATGGGAGTAAATGAGTTGAGTATATACAATAAATTATCAGAAGAAAGAAAGAAGCTTCAAGCAGAAGGTGAATGCCCAGAGTGGTACACTACTGGAGGGTATCAGTTATTTAAGGAAAAGTATGCTTATCCTGATGGATCAACACCAAAACAACAATACCGTAGGATAGCCGATACACTGGCCGTCCATACAGATAGCCCTAATGATTGGAAGGAGAAATTCTTTGAGTTGCTGTGGAAAGGATGGTTGTCCCCATCAACGCCTGTTCTTGCGAATGTTGGAACGACTAGAGGACTTCCCGTGTCTTGCGCGGGATCATATATTGGAGACAGTGTTGACTCAATCTATTCAGCCAAAAGAGAAGTGGCGGCTCTTACAAAGCAAGGATTCGGTACTGCTTCATACCTTGGAGATATTAGACCACGAGGTACAGAGATTAGTGTCGGAGGGAAAGCTTCAGGAACTTTACCAATCCTAAAAGGTTTCCAACATGATATGGAGTATGTTGCTCAAGGTACTTCTAGAAGAGGATCTTGGGCAGGATATATCCCAATTGAGCATGGAGATTTTTATGAAGTCTGTGATGACTTACAGCATAACCCCGATGGTAACAACATAGGGTGGTGTATTTCTCAAGACTTCATAAACAAAATGCAACATGGGGATTCTGAATGCATCAACAGATATAAGAAAGCGATGCATACAAAAATGCTTACGGGAAAAGGTTACTTTTTCTTTCCTGACAAAGCGAATGCAAAACGCCCACAATGGTATATAGATCGTGGTTTAGATATTAAATCACCACAACTGTGTGCAGAGATTATGTTACATAGTTCTGAAGAATACACATACACTTGTGTTTTATCTTCCATGAACTTAGCAACATATGACCAATGGGAGAATACAAATGCAATCTATAATGCAACTGTGTTTCTTGATTCCGTTTGTCAAGAATTCCTGGAACGTAGTAAAAACCTACCAGGATTGGAGAAAGCTTGGCTATTCACGAAGAAAAGCCGCGCATTGGGGTTGGGTGTGTGCGGTTTCCATACTGCCCTCCAACAAAGAAACATGGTCTACGGATCATTTGAATCAATGATGTTTAACAATAAAGTGTTTAAGGAGTTAGATGATGAATCAAAACGAGCTAGTAAATATCTGGCAGAAACTTGGGGAAAGCCTGAATGGATGGCAAACTATGAATATGCAAACACTCACAGGATTGCCGTGGCTCCAACAAAGTCCACCGCCCTCATCATGGGAGGAATTTCAGAAGGTATTAACCCTGACACAGCAATGGTATACACTCAACGTACGGCTGCAGGAGAAGTCGATAGAATTAATCCAACACTATATGGACTTATGCAAGAAAGAGGAGTCTACAACAAGCGTACAGTAGAACGCATTAGGGATAACATGGGTTCGATACAAGAGGAGGAATGGTTAGATGACCATGAGAAAGAGGTATTCCGTACAGCCTTTGAAATCCCACAGAAGTCAGTGGTTCAAATGGCTTCTGCAAGATCGAAGTACATCGATCAATGGCAAAGTCTTAACCTGTTCTTTAGTGCAGAAGAAGACGAATCATACATCAATGAGGTACACAAGGAAGCATTCCTAGATCCAAACATACTTGCCTTATATTATGTTTATTCTAAGGCAGGAGTACAAGCAAGTAAGGATGAATGTCTAGCATGTCAATAGATGAACTAGAATATAACATTATTAAATGGGGGACTAAGAGAGGGATCACCGTCAATGGTGACCCTCAAACCCAAGCATTAAAACTAGTCTCAGAAGTAGGAGAACTAGCAGATAACATAGCCAAGAAAAGATACACCGAAGCACAAGATGATATTGGAGATATTATTGTTGTGTTAATCATGATTAGTGAACTAATAGGTACAGACATAAAAACTTGTCTTAAAGTAGCTTATGATGATATTAAAGATCGTAAAGGATTTTTAAATGAGAATGGAGTATTTATCAAGGAAGGGGATAATGGAAACAAAATATCCTGAAGAACTGTTTAATAACAAGAGTACAAAAAGAGCACAACGATTAGCTCATTCAGAAAAAGCCAAAAAGAAGAGGACAAAACATGGCAACAAACGCAATTGGAAAGATTGGGACTAGTCAGTGCGTGAAAAGACATCAACCTTGTGAAGATTGTGGGAGCAGTGATGCTCTCGCAGAATATGATGACGGACATAAGTACTGCTTTAGCTGTACTAAATATACTCCACCTAATGAAGGACAAAACATGGGAGCAAACGTAGTTGAATTTACAGATAGAAACTCTAATGACACAGTGGGAACTGTTAGCACTTACAGCAGTTATCCTATTTCTACGAGAAACATTAGTAAAAATACAGTAGATCACTTTAATGTAAAGATGAGTGTAAATGAAGATGGTATGCCAGAGGCACATTATTATCCTTATACTCGAAAAGGTAAACTTGTAGCGTACAAAAAGCGTACACTACCAAAAGAGTTTTCTGTAGTTGGTAACTTTATTAATGTAGAGTTGTTTGGACAACAGCAAGCAACAGGGGGTAACAAACTTATTATCACTGAGGGTGAGTTAGATTGTTTGGCAGTATCTCAAGCAATGCACGATCACTATAATAAGTATTACTCTGTAGTATCTATACCTTCAGCATCACAAACAAAAGCTATTCTAGATAATCGTGAGTTTGTGCGGCAGTACCCTGAAGTTATTTTGATGTTTGATCAAGATGAAGCAGGAGAAAAAGCTGTTGAATCAGCCGCTAAGATTATTGGAATTGAACGTGTAAAGGTTGCAAAGTTTAACTACAAAGATCCTTGTGACTTGTACAAAAAAGAAGGTAAGCAGGGAGTAATTAATGCTATCTTCAATGCATCTTCCTACAGCCCATCTGGTATTGTATCAGGTGAAGCTGTATGGGATATTATGATGCAAAGTAAAAACGTACAAAGCTTCCCTTATCCTGAATGTTTAGCAGGTCTTAATGATAAACTACAAGGTATGCGACATGGTGAGATTACTCTATTCACTTCTGGTACTGGCAGTGGTAAAAGTACTGTTATTAAAGAAATCATTCTTGACATACTGGACAAAACAGACAACAAGGTTGGTCTCTTATCTCTTGAAGAGTCTATTAGCGACACTTCACAAAAGCTCATTGCAATGCAACTTAAACAACCTATCATCGGAAATCTATCTATCGAGGATGATGAACTACGAAAAGGATTTGAATCTGTCTTTGCTAATGAGCAATTGCTTTTACTTGATCATCAAGGGGCTGATTCAGACGGTGCAATCTTGGATAAGATAGAGTACATGGCTTTGATGGGATGTAAGTATATTATCCTTGATCACTTTACAATTGCATTTTCTGAAGGATCAAACGGATTAACTGGTAACGAAGGAACAGATAGTGCTATGTCTAATCTGTTAAAGATTGTTAAGAAACACAACATATGGTTAGGAGTTGTGTCTCACTTACGCAAACCTATTGGAGGTCAATCTTTTGAAGAAGGACATATGGCATCTATTGATGACATTAAAGGTTCTGGTTCTATTAAACAAATCAGTTTTGATATCATATCCTTTGCACGTAATCTAGTTGCTGAGTCTGAAGAAGAGCGTAACACAATACGATTAAGAGTACTAAAGGCCAGATTTACAGGTAAAACAGGAGACTGTGGTACAGCCTTGTATGATCCAGAAACAACCCGACTATTAAAAGGAGGGGAGTTTAGTTATTACTGAGGACATCTATGAGTTTAGATAATGTAAAAGGTTACCTTGTTGCTAAAATTAGTAGCAAGGGTAAACCTTCTGTTGGTGTGAGCATTCTCAAGGGGTATGGGGATGTTCGCCCTATACTTGGACAGCTATGTATGGTAGCACTAGATACCCTAGAAGTTTATATCTCACGCAACAACCCTCCTTCAGATCCTGCAGGAGTTGCTAAACTAACACTAGTGTCAACACGTATTGGTAACGAAATAGCATCTAGGCTATTCGATAACAAACTAATATGGAAAGATGCAGTAAGACTAGGTGACTTATTTGTAGAGGCATTCTACCAATTAGGTTACATCGATATAAAATACCCTAAAATTAAGAATAGTAGTTATACATTGGAATTTACTGAGGAAGGCTTGGAGTTTATCTCTGAGCTTCCTTCAGCATTAGATCCCTACAGACTACGTGGGACTGTTCTAACTAAACCCAAAGACATTACTACACTAATGCAAAAACATCCTGCGTTACAAGGGTTAGATATTAGGTATCCAATCGTAAAAGGTTGGAGTGCTGAAGAGGCTACTTGTTTCTTATCTATGAAAGACATGCCTTGCATACAAGCCGCTAACAAACTACAACAAACTCCCTGGAAGATTAACCAAAAAGTATTAGAAGCAGTTCATGGGGTAGATCTCACACAAGAAATAGAAGCTTGTGAAGATCCATTAGAGTTAGAAAGACTTAAATCAAAAGAGTTAAAGCTAAGTTATACAAAACGTAAAGCAGAAGTATTGAAAGATAAAACTTTTTATCAATTACTAGACTTTGATTATCGAGGTAGAATTTACTACAGAGAGTCAATACTTAACTTCCAAGGTTCAGATTACGAAAGAGGATTGTTCTTATTTGCTGAATCAAAAGAAGTAGATGAGTCAGGACTACGTTGGATGAAAATACATGCGGCTAACTCTTACAATCAAAGCTTTAAGTTATCAGAACTTCCTGATTACTTTACATATGATTACTATACATACATGTCAAATGAAGGACTAGATGATATCAGTGTGGATAAAATGTCATTACGTGATAGGGAACTGTGGACTGAGAACAATATGGATCTCATAGAAATGGTATCACACTTTAACTCTCTTCCTGATTGTGAGAAGCCAGTGTCTTTTCTATCCGTTTGCCATGAGTTAGTAGACTATTACAAGTTTACTAATGCAGGTCTTTCTTATCATTCTTCTTTGCCTATACCAATCGATGGTACAAACAATGGATGGCAACACTTAGGTGCTATATCCAAAGATCAACAGACAGCTAATCTTGTTAGCTTAGTAAAGGAAGATATACCCAAAGACTTCTATGTACAAACCGCAAAGAAACTAATTGAGTTGACACATGATCAACATCGTCTAGATATTCTTAACACTATGCCAATGAAACATATTCGTAAAGGTATTAGTAAACGTGGGAGTATGACAAGAGCTTACTCAGCAGGTGCTCAGAAAATCGCAGAAAACATGTATAATGATTTGCGTAAAGAAGGGTACGATATTATGTATGGTATTACAGAGAAGGATTGTAAGGGATTTTCCCATGATCTAGTAAAAGCCATTGCCGCAGTATGTCCTGGACCTTTACAGACAATGCGATACTTTCAAAAAATTGCTCAAGAAGTGTTATCTCTAGGTAATAACTCTGTGTCTTGGATAACTCCATCTGGATTTTATGTAATCTATGAGAAGTTTTATGAGAGGCAAGAGAAAGTTCTAGGCACTATCGTGGGAGTGGGTAAGAGAGATCAGGTAAGACATGTGGGATTAGTAATATCAGATAAACCAGACCCCCGT